CCACTGCGGCGAGCCCCCCACCCGGGGGGTATGCAGCCTGTAGCGCGCGCCGCCGAGCAGCCTGCCGGCGCTTCTGGTTCCGCTTCCTAATCCGCTTAGTGACAGCCACGCAGCGGTCACACTTCGTACGACTACGCGGGATGGTGACGTCGCAGTCAGCGCATTGGTGGGCGTCGGGCAGTCGGCGCATGCACCGTTCCGAACAGAACCGCTTCGCTCTTGTCCTAGCGGTGAACACGTGGCCGCAGTGGTCACACGTTGGCGAGTAGACCTTGCACATCGCAGGCGGGGGCTGCTTCTCTGCCTTGGGTCGTGGCGCCGTCGGCACATCCCACCGCATGCGTCGCGCCTTCTTTCCGGCGCGCCATTCGATGAGCAGGTTCTCACCCTTGGCCCTATTGCAGTCAGCACAGGCCGGGGCGAGGTTCCCAATGTAGTTGGTCCCGCCGATGGCGAGGGGGACGATGTGGTCCACCTGCGTTGCTGGGGCTGGGCAGTATGCGCACGTCTTGCGCTGCCTGATCCACTTGGCTCGAAGGTGTCTGCGTTGTGTGGTCGTTAGGCCAGGAGCTAGGCGGTCGCGTGCGGCTCGGCGGCGGCGGAGCTCGCGCTTGACCTCGAGCAGTTCGTCCGATGTCTTGCCGTTGCGCTGAGCAATGTCAGCGCACTTCCTGCACCGCTGGCCGTAGGCCGGTGTGCCACAGTCTGCGCATTGGTTCCGCTGACTCGACTTGCCGTCAGGGCGGGACGCCCTCCTGCAGTTGTGGCAGCGGGCCTGTCCCTCGGGCAGCGTGCGCTTGTTGCGCCACATTGGCTCACCGCAGCCGGCGCACTTGGGCCCCAACTTGCGAAAGTCTCGCTCACGCCTAGGGCGGCAACCATCGCAGTACTTCCGCGGCCTGCCCGGACCCGGCTTACGTGGGGGTAGCGGACCACTACAGACAATGCAGAGCATCAAATCTCCCTAGGAATGCGGAAGGCCCGCACCTAGGGATGCGGGCCTTCCTACCTCCGAGGATCAGTCGGAGGATGTTTCACAGAATCCAGCGGCGTGGCTGGGTGTTCAGGCCGCGCGATTTCGCGTTGCCTCGTTTGGCGCCGTCGCGGATGTTGCAGGTTGCGCAGGCGACTCCGCGGTATGCGGTGCGGTCGGGGGTGTGGTCGAGGTGCCACTTGGTTCCGGGCGTGATGGGCTTGCCGCAGAGGCAGCAGGTTGCTTCGCCGCGGTTGACGATGATGGCCCAGCGTTTGCGTTCGCGTTGGTGTGCCGCGCCGTATCCGCGTGCGGTGCTGCTTTGTTTGGGGCGGTCCCAGGCCATCAGCGCCCGACGAGTGTGTCGAGTAGTTCGTTGATGGCTGTGTGCGCTTTGTCCCAGGGCGTGACATAGGTTTCGTTGCCGACGACTTGGGGCATGCGCATGGCTTCGTGGCAGCGCGCATACAGGAGGTCGGTGAGCATGTCGCGGACGGTGACGCATGGGCTGTCGGTCATGAGTCGTCGCCGTCCCAGTGGGCCCAGTCTTGGTCCCACAACCGCAGGGCTTCACTGAGGCTGGGCCTTAGCTGTGGCCTTACGCTGCTGCCGTCTCTGGATTCAGGGATCCAGTCGGGCGTGATGGGTGTGCCGTTCTCGCCATGCACAACGCACCTCCGATGAGGTTCTGCCCCGACTCTCCGGCTCAATCGCTCCGGGCAATGGTGTGCGGGCCGCGGTCGGGGCAAGTCATAGGGAGCAGCCACATCTCCACGGGTATTCGCCGCAGAGTGGGCAGCTCGGGTCAGGCACTGTCCTTGCGTCGTGCGATCTCGCGGTCGAGGTACCAGCGGGCCTTCTCGAGATCCTCAACGGGCTTCCCTTTGTGGTCCGCCCGCAACACGTACTTGACGACATTGCCGAGGCAGAACCCGAGGTGTTCGGTGACCTGGATGACCTCGATGCCACCGAGCCACGTGTAGTGACTGGGATGGTTGACGGCATCGTTCACAGCGCACGCACCGAGGGGCCGCGCGACACGAACGTGGTCTTCCAGTGGCCGCCGCATGAGTCGCACGTGTACGCGAGGTACGTGTTGACGGCGACTGTCCATGTGCCGTTGCGGCGCACGTCGGGGGACGCGCACCGTGGGCAGAGGTTGGTGTCTGTTGCGGCGTCGGGGGCGACGTGTGGGTGGCCCTTGATCCACGGCAGGAGCGTCACGTAGAGCGCCTCTGTGGCGTCGATGTCGCCCTCGTTGTATGCGCGGATGCGTCGTTGCGCGGCCTTGTCGCCCGCGAGCGCGGCGCGTGCGACTTCGACGTCGTACCGGTCGCTCTTGCCGGCGAGGCCGAGGCGGTGGCAGAGGGCGTCGAGCGTCTTGGATTCGTCACCGAACCGCGCGCGTGCCGACGTGAGCGTGTCGATCGGCTTGGACGGCTTCGGCGGCGTCAGGCCGAGGTCGCGCCAACCGGTGTTCAGGTGCTTCTCATCAAACGACTTCGAGTTGTGCCCGACTGTGATGTCGGCCTCGTTGAACGCGTCCCAGATGCGGCGGTGCATGCCTTCGTGGCCGTCGCCCCATTCGGATGCGAACTGCGTCTTCTTGTCGCCGAGGAACCGCCATGCAACGCAGATGGTGCGGGGCCATGCGGTGACGTCGTCGGCGTGGATGCGGCGGTTCTTGAAGTCTGAGAGGGACCAGAACTCGATCGACGCGGACCCCTTCATCCGCTCGATGTCGTACACCAGGATCTTGAGCTCGGAACGCTTGGCGATGGCCTGCGCGGACTCAACACGCGCGGCGAGCGTCACGCGAACACCACGCCGAGAGATTCGGACGCTGCCCACGGGGATTCACACCAGAGACGAGCGCATGTCACGAACCCGTCTTCACCAAGGAACAGCGCATCGCTGCCGCACGAGGGGCACTCGCCCTGAACGCGCGGGAACTGCGCACTCATGCGGCGGCCTTGAAGCAACGGCACTTCTGCCCACGGTGCCGGTTAATGCTCTGCCGGCCGACGGTGTAACCCTCGTCGCGCAACGCGTCGTAGACCTGGCCGGCGTTCCAGCCGAGGTCATACAGCATCGTGTTCAACGCGGCGAGTTCGGCGCCGTCGAGCTGGTCGATGAGTGATCCGATGGAGCAGGGGAGGCCGTGTTGTGCGACTGGTGCGGGTTTGGTGACGCGGTCGGCTAGTGCCATTGCTAACTCCTCGTGTGGGCCGCCCGACTTGCGTGGTGCGGCTTGGCGATGGGGTGTTGCTGGTTCAGATTTCGTCTGTGTCGGCGCCGGTTGCCGTGAGCCAGGCGCGCAAGGCTTCGTCGACTGCGCGGGACATGGCGTCGGGGTAGCTGTCGTCGAAGTCGATTTCGACGCTGGTGAGGCCGCCTTCGTCGGGCCAGTGCTGGGTGATGGTGACTACTGCCACGGGATCACCTCCGGGTATGCAAAACCCCGGCAGTCGCGGACGACGCCGGGGAGCAAAGACACCGTTTGGGCATGCAGAAGATGTCAGGGTCGATTGTAGGGGTCGCGCGCGTTTAGTGCAAGTGGGTTGTGAAAGTCAAGACTCGACTTTCCGGCCGGCTTGTGCTTGGCCGTAGTTGACGCCTTGTTGCCACTCGATCGACGCCTCGCGTTCGGGGTCGGTGATTCGCAGAGCGCGGCGATACTCGGCGAGTTCGGCGTCCGGGCTGGGGCCGCCGTCGTAGCGGCCTTCGCGCGTGGTGAACGTTCCCTCCCAAACGGTGATGGGCACGCGCCAGCGGTGGTTGGCCTTGTTCTCGAAGTAGTCGACTACTTGCGCTTGTTCGCATTCGCAGTCGTCGTCGCCGCATTGCCAGATGTAGCCGACTGTTCGGAGGTGGCGCCCCTTGTGTTTCGCCAGCCATTCCGCGGACTCGCTCATGGAACTCACGCTACTTCGTCTCCGTTCTCGAGCCTCACGTGTTCGGCCAACAACCCGATGTTGGTTGCGTCCCAGGTTTCGCGGCAGCCGGTGCACATGCCGGTTTGGTCGTCGGGCCGGATGCGGAGGGTGCGTCGTTCGCCGCACATGGGGCAGGTGTTGTTGGGTGCCCACGCCGCCGTGTCCCAACCACTGACGATCCTTGCTTGGGTCCACCAGTGGCGGATGTCGCGTTCGATGCTGTGGACGGTGCAGCACACCACTTTGCGGTCCTCGATGACGGCCTTGGTTCGGCCGCAATAGTGCGCCGACGCCGCCAACGAGTACACCTTCCGCACACAGGCGATGGTGTCGCCATGGTCGTCTTCGCCGAGGTCGCGCACCCACCTCGCGGCGGCTAGGTCGATGTGGATCAGCGTGTCGAGGGCTTCGATGTTGGCGGCTGGGCGTGATGCTGGTTTGCCTGCGCCGGCACCTGTGGATGCGGGGTTGGCTTCGGCGAGTTGGGTGATGAGTGGCGGCACTTGGGTGATGTGTGCGGTTTCCCAGGTGGTGCCGTCTGCGGTGTGTACGTAGGGCTGTCGGTGGGTGTGCCAGTCGCAGAGTTGGCGGACGATGGTGTGGATGTCGGCGTAGGTCATGCGTCGTCTCCGTCCCAGACCAGCGGGGCTTGTTCGGCGGGCTCGAGCGTGGCAGTGAAGCCCACGGGTCGCGGCTTGAAGTCGGGGTCCGGTGTCGATTGGTCAACGCGCACCGGGCCAGATGATCCGAGACTCACGCTCGGCTTATCTGGGCGAGACCAGATCGTGCGGTTTTGGCGGGTCACTGGTTTCCCTCTCGGTCGTTCTGCCATTCGCAGCGGCATCCCGCGAACGGGCAGCTCGGGCACGGCGCGGCGGTCATGGGCGGTCCTCGGTTGAGAGCCCCAGCAGCGCGCGGCAGGTGTCATCGTTCTTCGGCGAACCCTTGCCGCGCGGGTAGCCGGACCGATCGCAGCAGTGTGCGCATCGTTCGGCGCCCATCCGAGTGAAGATCCCGGGAATGTACGCGCGCTCACGGCGCAGGCCGCAAGCCGTCCGCACGTCGCTGTAGTTCCATTCCCATGTGTCGGGCGTGAACTCGACGGGGTTGTGCAGGCGGTTCCACTTGCCGAACGCGACCCAGTCGTACCGCGCGTACTGTGTGAGGTCCTCGGCGTACTTGAGGTACTCATCCCGCTCACTCATCGCCCACTCCCGTCCCCACGCCCGCGCCGTTGGTGGCGTCGGTGGGGCGGGTGACAGCGGGCGGAAGGACGCGGGCAGCCTCATCGGCTGCGGCTTGAATCAGGTCAATGGGCGACATGCCCGCCTTGATCGGTCCGTAGTCCCACGTGTTCGTCTCGTTCCACTCGCTCGTGTTGTGGAACGCCTTGCCCGCGTAGCAGATCGCGGACAGGATGCGGTCGATTGCAGGGACGCCGGTTCGGTCGAGCGAGTAGTAGTAGGCGCCGTTGTCGCTGTCCAGCCACTCCCGCTGCTCATCGGTCAGACCTCCGTCGTTCTCGGCGCGGCGCTCGCTCCATGCGGGGTGGTTCTCAATGAGAAGGTTCCGGAGCATCTGAGCCACGTCCGTGTCGAGCGTGGATGCCCCTGGAGTGCGCTGCCATGAGCGCTGGTAGGCGTCGGCGACCTGTCGGATTCGGTCACGCAGACCCGCGTCCTTCTCGGCGCTAGGTCCCTGCTCGCTCATACCGCCTCCTCGGTCTCAGTCCCAGCCACGTCGCCCTTCGCGGCGTGGATCGCGTCCCGTGCGGCCCGTAGTGCGGTCTCTGCATCCATGCGGGTGGTCTCCTGGTCGTCGTCGTAGGTCGCGGCGAGGTGTTCGCGGCGACAGGCACAATCGGGCAGCACGCCACCGCAGCGACCGCACTGCTCGTGTTTGCGTGGCGGTGTCGCTGTCGGCATCCCGAGCTCGGCCGGCGTATGGCTGCTGCCGATTACACCCGGCGTCTTCGCCTTCGGGTCCGCGGCATGGCGGATCACATGCTCGATCACGATGGGCAGCGACCAGTGCTGGATCTTCCCGATGCTGCGGAACACGCCTTCGTCGTCCCAACGTGAGGCACCGACGGGGCGGCAGGCGACGGCGAGCGCGGTGAGCATGCGGGCCTGGTCCTTGTTGATGCTCATGGGCGTAGCCCCTGCATCGAATCGGCCTCGCTGGGAAGGTGAGAATGCATGCGGACTACGTCCGATTCCCCTCCTATCTCCCTTCCCTTCCCTTCCCTTCCCTTCCTGTCGTGAGTGCCCACGTGGTAACTCAGTGAGGACTCACGGAGCGCTCCGTGAGTAATCAGTGAGTCGCTCATGCCGCCTCCTTCTTCTTGGGTTGCCGCGGCACGCACTCGATTGCGGGCGCTGGGAGCACTGACGGCGTGTAGCGGTTGATGACTTGGTGCTCATGCCAGGACGGGAAGCAGCCGTAGCGGATGCTGTCGACTTCGTATTCGTGGACGAGTCCGACGTTGGCGATCTCGTCGAGCCAGCGGCGGACTTTGGCTGGCGGGAGGTCGTCGTTTGGGTAGACGAAGCCGTTGATGGCGTTTGTGGCTGCGAGGAATCGGCCGTCGTCGTCGGCGAAGGAGATGAGTCCGAGGGTGGTGAGGCGGGCGTCGCGGCTGAGCTTGGCGATGGTGCCGGAGCCCCAGAACGATGGCTTGGTGGTGCGGATGCGGGCCACTACTCGCCCTCCTCAAAATCACCGCAGGGGCATCCTGGGCACAGGCATTCGCCCGTGTTCGCGCCAGTGCCGTGCAGGTACCGATGAGCGATTTGGCCGTGTTGGCAGTCGGTGGCGGCACAGATCTTCATGACGCCTCCTCGAGTCCGGTGATGCGTTCGGCCACCCGCTCCGGCTTCGTCACTCCGGTGCGTGCCTCGATCTGGAGGAATGACCAGCCGAGTTGTCGTGCCCGGCGTACGACCTCGGTGCGTTCGGCGGCGGTCATGCGCAGTCGCTCACCGGCGAGGACGCGTTCGACGACAACGGGGTCGACGTCGTGCTTGCTGGTGTAGTCGCCGCCACCGTGTGGCCGCTCGTTCGGGTCGTCGATGTTGTTCCAGGTGAGCGGCGGAACCCAGCCGTTGCGGCGGGCGAGGTTCCTCGCACGGCTGGCATCGATGCGTTCAATCTTCGATGTCTGCGGCGGCAGCGTCATGGACAGTTGCTCGTAGAGGGATGCGATGCGTTGCGCTGTTGATGCGTGGAGCGGGCCGCCGCGTCGGATGATGAGTCCTAGGTGGCTGCGGTCGTAGCCGGCGCGGCGGCTGAGTTCTGCGAGCGACCATCCGAGTGCTACGAGAGCTTGGATCCGTCGTTTGGTGCCCAGGTTTGAGACGGTGAGGGAGTCTCGGCGTTGGAGGTACTTGCGGTTGCGTCGGTTCATGGCTGCGGCGGCGACGGCGCGGCGGCAGCAGGGTTGGCGGCATCCGTACCGGTATCCAGTGGTGGTGCCATGACGCGGATCGTCGGGCTTCATGCGGCACCACCGGGCGGAAGGTCGCGGTCGGACAGCAGGGCGAATCGCTCGTGAGCGTCACGGAGGAACGCAACCATCTCGGCGTCCCAGCCCCATTTCGCGGCCTGCTCGCGCATCGCGCCGTGCGGGTCGTCGTCGTCAGGTTCGTCGCTGTCCCACCCGAACACGACGGCGTAGGTGAACGAGTCGGGCCAGTCTGCGCCCATGTCGCGGGAAGTGAACGCGCAGCGGTTGCGCATCAGGCCCGCGCCCGTCTCGCCACCGAAGCGTGCGCGCTCGGTGAGCAAGATCGCCCGGACTGGAGCCGCGTCCTTCTCGGCGCCGTGCTCGTTCATGCGGCACCGTCCACGGCGGCGATGAGTCGGGCGCGTTCGTGTTCGTCTAAGCCACCCCAAACGCCGTATGCGCCGCGGCCACGAGGCTCAGCCAACGCGGCGTCGAGGCATCTGAGGCGGACAGGACAGCCGGCGCAAATCTCCTTCGCGGCTGCGGTACGGCGAGCGCGTGCACCAGGACCACCAGGGCCCTCATTCTCCGGATACCACAACGCCGGGTCATAGTTGATGCACGCCGCCTGTTGGGTCCAGGCTTCGAGGCGCAGGTCAAGGATGCTCATGGGATCTCCTGGATGGTGATGGTCACGAGGGGTGTGCCGTTCGGGATGTGGCGGCGGAGGTCGGGGCCGACGATGCGCGTGTCGTCGTCGTCCTCGAGCAGTCCGGCGTCGACTAGGCCATCGACGATGGCTTTGGCGGTGGGGTAGTAGTTGCCGACGTCGCGGCGGTGGTTGGTGGCGAACCGGATGGCGACGGTGATGTGCGCCCGGTCGAACGGGCCGACCGACTTGGACAGCGCGTGCACTAGGGCTGCGTCACGCCACGCCTTCGTCAGCTCGGCCCGCTTGCGCCAGTGGAGCCGGTCGTTCGCGCTGATGAGGTCGGCCGGCGGGGCGAAGGTGATGGCCCAGGCTTCGCGGTCGGCGTCGGTGAGGCGCAGGGGGCGGGTCATGCTGCACCGCCCGACTCGCGGATGATGTCCACGATGTGCCAGATGAACTCGCGGACCTTTTCGCCGCAGGAGCAGGCGAAGCGCGGCGAGGACCACAAAAGCAGGACCGGCTGGTGATTACGAAGCGCCTGTTGGGCCACATCCCAATCCACCATCTGCGTGCTTGGAAGCCATGCTCCTGCGAGACGGGAATCGGTCGTGTACTCGTCGTCGATCACGCGGCCACCTCCAGAGTCCGGCCCATAAGGGCGCTCAGGATGTGCGCAGCGAGCAGTGGCGGGATCGCGTTGCCGACCTGCTGGTACTGCTTGCTGCGTGAGCCTCGCCAGGGGTAGTCGGCTGGGAACGACTGCAAGACGCCACCTTCGGCGACTGTGACCCTGACGCCACCTTCGGCGTTCTGTCGGCTGGTGCTGGTTCGATAGCCGGGTGGGCTGACGATCTCAGGCTTGAACGAGCCGACGATGGTCGTCGCAGGCCGCTCGTGGATCCAGTACGCCGTGCCCTTGCCTGTCAGCGTGTCGGCTGGCTGCGTCTCCGGATCCTTTGGTCGCCCCTCGCCGGTCACGCCGGCAGAGACGAACGTGCGCTGCCATGAGCGGGCTTTGCTGGTGAGGCACTGGGACGGACCCTCGGCTGCGTCAAAGCCCTCCTCGGCACGATCGCCAGACCGCTCGCGCTGGACGAAGGTCGAGAGTCGCCTGCGATACCCCGCATTGGCGAAAGGCTCCGCGCCACCCGTCTCCGCGCCACCCGCCGAGACGGTGCAGGACGGTTCATCGAAGCCCCAGCCGAGCGCGTGGGCCATGCTGACCCACTTCTCACGCGACTCGCCGAACAGGTCACCGTCGTCCCCGTACTGCGAGTGTGTCGGGGCTGGAGGTGCGACCTTCTGCACGCGGGACGCCATGACGACAGCCCGCTCTCGGGTCTGCGGCACGCCGTAGTTGGCCGAGTTCAGGACGCCCGTCCAGGCCGAGTAGCCACGTGCCCGGAGCTCGCGGACATAGGTCTTCCAGAGTGGCAGCACCTCGGGCACCTGCTCCAGGGCGACCCACTCGGGATTCATCTCTACGATGCGGCGAGCAGGCTCAAGGACCAGGCTGGCGACGAACGCGTCCTGATTGGCTTTGGCCTCGACCTTCTCTCGGGGCCACTGCTTCCCCCGCCCGCGCTTGATGTTCTTGGAATGCGCCTCAGCGAGCGTCACGGGGTAGATGGCCTCGCGGACCTCGGCGCGGCAGTCCTCGCCCGCGAAGATGCGGCGGATGCCCTGGTCGAGCACGTCAAACACAAGTTTGCCTACACCAGTCCCGGCGGATGAGAACAGCGTGCAAGGCGGCGATGCGATGTAGCCGCGGATAGCGGCGAAGGCGAGAGATGGGTAGACCGAGACGTCGGCGCGGATGCGCGCGTGCCCAGCAGCAACGGCTGTCATGCAGGCCGCGTGGTCATGCTCAATCCCAACCGTCTTGAGGCCGACCATGCGCGCGCCCTCGTCCCAACCGCCGGGGCCGGCGAAGTCATCAACGGCATCGAAGGTGGTCGCGCTCACTGCTCACCCACCACCCTCGGCACCGGTAGGCCGCACTCATCGCAGCGCCAGCCCCAGTCGCAGGGCAGGAGGACGCGGTCTTCGGCGCAGGCGCATTCGGGTCCCTCTGGCCGCTCAGCGAGCGAAGACGGCTCGTTCGGGAACGGGATCACATCGCCGCTCACTGCTCAGCCTCGTCGCAGTGCCGTCCGTGGTCGCCGAGATCATCAGTGGTGCCGATGTGCACGCGGCCGTGTCCCCAATCGCCGGAGAACCAGTTCACGCCGCTCACGGCTCCACCAACTCGCCGTCGATGGGCTGGTCCTCAGTCGTGGTCCCGGCTAGTTCGGCGAGACGGTGCGTGACGAGGTTCCGGAGGGTCTCGCCATTGACCTGCATGTCGAGCAGGTTCCGAGCGTGTGCCCGGTTGCCCCACTCGCGGACCTCGGCCTCGGCGCTGGCGCCCTTGAGGGCGTCGGCTACCTGCGCGGCGACCTCGTCGGGAGTCAGTTCGGGGACGGGTGCCGGAGCATCGGGCAGCGGCTCGACGGACCAGTACGCGCCCCTGCCGCCACGGGGATTGACGAGCGTCGTCTTGCGGCTGGAGATGTGCGAGAGGCGGCGGATCCGCGTGCCGCCTCGCTTTTCCTTGCCGAAGTACACCTCCGGGTCGCCGTACAGCTCGACCTTGCGACCGACCCAGATCTTGACGTCCTTGCCCCAGTTGTCGGCCAGGACGCGCAGCATCCCCTTGCTTGGTCGCCAGACTCGGGGGAACTCGGCGAGCGTGATGTTTACCGGCTGCTGGTCGGCGAGTTCGGAGCCGTTCTCGCTGACGTCGGTGATGGTGAAGACCTGCGGGGGGAGGCCGTCGAGGTCGGCGAAGTCGAGTTGGTCGCTCTTGGGTGCGAGCGCTTTGGTGAGATCCATGTCAGAACACCAGTCCTAGGTTGTCGAGGGAGAGTCGTTCGGTCGTGGGCATGCCGACGACGCGTTGCTCGTAGTCGGCGACGGTGCGTGCGGCGGTTGCTTCGAAGGCGATGCATGCGGCTTCGATGGCGTCGAACCAGTCGGGGTCGCGATAGACCCGCTTCACGTACAGGGGCATGCCGCCGACGTAGGACACGAAGTCGATCCACTTGCAGCCGGAGACGAGTAGCCCGGCCTGCAACTGCGGCATGTACTGCGCCGGCACCTCGTCGGCCAGGATCGTCCGCAGATGCGTCTTCGCTCGCGGGGCCTTGATCTCGATCAGCCCGTCGTCGCCGACCAGCCCGTCGGGGGAGTAGCCGAGCTGCCAGCCGTCTTCCTCGCGGAGCATGAACCCGAGCTCGGTCGCCGGGGCATAGTGCCTGCTGTAGAGGTCGCGAGCGTGCGGCTCGGCCTCCCGACCCCGCCACATGTCCGAGTTCATGGGGGTGTCTTCGGTCCAGCCGGTGATGCGTTCGGCGATGAGCGTCTCGGTCAGCCCGCAGGAGGTGTCGTTGTCGGCGACGCTGAACACGGGCGCCCGTCCTGCTGCATGCTCGATGCGTGCCGGGTGTATCGACTTGATCTCGGTGCGTTCCTTGCGAGCCTTGGACACGCAGGGGTTCTCGGGTCGCGCCTCGCAGGTTGGGCAGGCGACGGAGATGGCGTCGGGTGGGCCGTAGGTGACGAGCTTGCCGACGACGGATGCGGTGACGATGCCGCGGCGGGCGTCGTGCCATTCGTCGGTGCCTTGCTCGAGGTCGTCGAGGATTTGGAGGGTCATGCTTGGCCTCTTCTCACGGCGTAGAGGTGTTCGCCGTCGTCGCTGTGGAGTTGCTTCTCGAGTAGGTAGTTGCTGCGGGAGCGCCATCTGCCTGTCCATCCGCAACTGCAGACGACGCGGATGAGGCGGCCGGTTTCTTCGCGGCTGTGTTCGTGGGTCTCGTTCATGCCGCACACCACGGGTCGTTCGCGCCATGCCTGCACGCACAGGCCCCGCACCAGGGCTGGTCGATGGCGCGCGGGTCGGCGGCTTCCGCCGTGCTGGGCTGCTCCACGTCGGGTCGTTCAGCCAGCCAGTCGCCGCGGGCTTCGTTGCCGACGTCGGCGATGGTGTTGTCGGCGGTCATGGGGTGCCGCCTCGGTATGGGTTGGGCGTGACGGTGCTGACAGTCAGACCCTCGTTCGCAATGTCCCCGCCACGCGCGTCGTAGCCCTCGTCCCATGCCTCTGCCCGCACCTCAGCGAGCACGGGTCCGAGCGCGGCAGCAACGTGGGCGCGGTGAGCTTCGGACCAGCGGCCGAAGTCCTTCATGGTCAACTTCCAGCCACAGGAACAGCCGCCTTCGTGGTGCCAGTGCTCGTGCTCAGCCAGCACACGCACCACCCGCTCGTCGGCGCTCACCGGGTCACTCCGAACCAGGCAGCAGCATGACGAGCGGCGGCGACGTATTGGGCCGAGTCGTAGGAGTAGCCGAGCAGGTTGGCGACACCCTCTACCGCGTCGAGGACAGCCTTGGCACCTTCGGCGTGTTGGGCGGCGTCACGCTGGGCCAGCCAGTCGGAGGCGAGGGCTGCGCGGGCCATGTCGGCGAAGTTCGCCATGTAGGACGGTGGGTACTTGGCTACCCCGCTGTCCGGATCGACGCGCCGCCACTCGGCGAACAGTGCCGCCGCCAGCGCCTCCACCTCGCCGCGCGATCCCGTGGCCTCGTCCGGCGCGCTCATCGGTCGAGTCCTGTGGGCTGGGTGACGCACCGAGGACACGTCGTCAGGCGGTCAACCAGCGGGTGCAATAGGCATATCGGGGCAGCGCCACTCTCGACGCCCTGTCGCTCGTCCGCCGCGCTCATCGCGCACGCCCCAGGATCAGGTCTGCGGCGGTGGCAGCGTTGGCCAGCAGGTTGGCGACCCGGTCTTGCGCGGGACACCAGTGATCGAACGCTTCATACACGGCCGCGCTGTGTCGCGGATCCTTCCGCAGCAGCGCCACCGCCTCCTCAACCGCCGCCGCGAGCACCAGTTCGGCGGACCGCTCGAGCGTCGAGGGGGCGTAGTCGGCGACGCGGCGGGATGGGCGGGTCATGCCGCACCGCCGGGTGCGATGACGCGGGCCGCACACCGCTCCTGCCAGACGCGATGCGCGTTCTCCGTTGGCAGCGGCTCAGTGCTCGCGGGGGCCAGTTGCTCGCCGGGAGCAAGGACCCAGTTGCACCACGAGCACTGCCGCGTCCCACGAGGCGACCCGCCCCATCCGCGCACGTCGGACCACTCGTGCTCGCACGTGTCGACGAGGTACCGGTAGAGGCGCAGTTGCCGCTCGCGGTGCGTGGCGGTCGTCCCGTTGATCGCGAGGAATCCTTCGAGTCGCCACAACTCGCGGCGATCACGGCTGATCTCGGTCATCACGCACCGCCCTCTTCGATCTCCAGCACGCGGGCGATCCGCGGCCACTCGTACTCCGACCCGTCGCGCTGTGGCGGCACCACCCGCAGCCGTGGCCCACGCGCAGCGAGCTCGGTGGTCAGGCGGGCGTTCTCGGCGGCGTGGGCGTTGGCTTCGGCTTCGAGGCGGGCGGCAGTGGTGCGGGCCTCGTCGCGCTCGTTGGTGCGCTCGACGATCACGGCGAACAGGCCGGTGATGAGGATGCAGCAGGCGGCGATGACGACGGCGGTGGTCATGGCTGCTCGGCGAGGGTGTCGGAGATGATCTCCATGTCAGTTTCCTCCGTCTGAGTGGTCGCATTCGCAGATGCATGCAAGGGGCTCGATGGCACGGCCGTAGTGCAGGTAGCAGGGGCATGTGCGCAAAACGCCCATCGCTGCGTCAGTGGTGTGCTCGTCGTCAATCACGCCGCTGCTCGCAATCTCGGGTAGGCCAGCGCAGGCCAGCGCAGTTGACGAGTCAGTGATCGCCTATCGCTGCGGCTTCCGATGAACTTGATGTAGCGGTGTTTTGCCGGGGTGGGCTGCCACTTCCCGGGCGGGAGATCCCCACGTCGCCGCCCCGTAGTGCGCGGGTGCAGAACTTCGCCGTCATTGGTGACATAGACGTAGTCGTTAGTGCTGGCCCCGGTGTAGATCCAGTTAGTCGCCTGGTAGATCGTCCCGACGTGTCCAACCGACTCGTCTGCATAGGAGACGAGAATGCGAATATCGGGCCGCAGGCTACGGAGTGTGTGGAGTGAGGCGCCGATGAACCATGACTCACTGTTCTTGGGAGCCCAGTGGTACAGCGCAAGGCGAGTGAGTTCCATGACGCGCGGGGCCCACTCGTGCCCACAGATCGCGCTAGCGTTGTTCCTCGGGATAGTGCCGAAGGTGATGACCCCAGCAATAACGTCGTCCACGTACATCCCAAGGGCAACCGAGGTTGCGCCGGGCGTGCCGATGTAGTGGGCATCCCGAAGAACGATCTTGACCGTCTCGTAATTGACCGAGTGGACTCGGCAGCGTGCAGGGTCAAGCTCGGCCATGCGCGGCAGGGGCGCGTCGAACAGGGCGAGGGTCATGCGAGGATGCCCCCATGTCTGAGAGTTACAGCATCGAAGAAGTAACCGCCGCCCTCAACCGCGCCGCTGACGATCTGCTCCAGGTGACGGACGCTGGCGATGAGGGTGTGCGCGACGCCGTGAATCTCTTGGTCAATGCGGCAATGGCGTACCTGACCGGCGAGGCGGGCACGTTGACCGAAGTCGCCGAGAAGAACTACGACGTTCCCCTCGATAACATCCTCGGTTGGATCCAGCAGGGCGTCCGGTGATAACACAGCAATCAGCGCCACGTCGCCGGGCTTCCACTCGCGGCTCATGACTCGACCACGGGCCCAAGCGACACGTACTCGCCGCCGATCGTCGCCCCGACCAGCGTCCACGTCCCCGCGATCTCGGTCAGCGTGCCGCCGTAAAGACGACGGGCGTGGTGGAGGTCGGCGAGAGTTAGGCGGTTCGCGCGGATCACGACGCGCTCCCGAGGTAGGCGCGAGCGACGGCGAGGGCTTGACCCATGTTGCTGCCGATGCCGTGCCCGAGGACGTCGAGGCGGTCCGCATAGGACTCCAGCCAGTCCGCCACGGCGAGTGCGACGGCGGGGTGCCAGGCCGCGATGTGCTCGGCGTCGGCCTTGCCGCGCTCATCCCAGATATGGGTTGAGCAGACGAACGCCGGGACCGAGTCGACGATCCAGTCGCCGTCATCCGAGACTGTTCGACCCGGCGCTTGGATGGGGAACCACTCGCTCGCTGTCGCGGCCTGCGCCCGCTCCCGCATCGCCGCAGCCGCGTCGCGGAGTTCCTGCGCGCTCACTGGACGGCCTCCCGCACGGGCACTGCCTCGAGCTGCACCGGCGGCGACCACGTGTCCCACTCGTTCGGTCGGAAAGCAGCTTCTGCCGACGCGGGCTTACCGGCCTCCGCGGGGAACACGGTGACGAGCCACTCGCCGCGCTCGTTGCGGCCACGGAACTGGGCGGTCATCGCGGGTCCCGAACGAGGATCTCGAAGCCGGTGCCGTAGTAGCCGTTCCCGTCAGAGCCGTCGAACTGCATGAGGTTGATCTGCTGGTTCTCGGCATAGACGAACACGCGGTAGTAGCCAGTCCACCCGTCCGTCGGGTCGTCGGGATGGTCACCCAACTTCGGGTAGTCGCCATCACCTGCGGGCCGGTAGTCGAACTCGACGCGCGTGATGATGTTGTCCACGCCATTGAGCACCGAGAGGTCGTAGCAACCGGCCGAGCAGGCGCATCCGCCGTCGTGACCGATGGCCTTGATCACCGTGCCGTCATCAAGCAGGAGGTGATCATCGTCAACCTTGGTGACCTTGCGGCCCATCAGCAGGTCGACGATCTCCTGCTCGTTGTCCTGGTTGAGCGTGCGCACGTCGGCGGGACGATCCCACGACGACGCGTCGCCCTCGATGGGCGTGAACTGGGGTGTTGGCTCTGGCATCATTGCTCCTTGAGAGTTCTTCTCTGCCCTCGTCGCTCTTGCCAGCGGCGAGGGCTTCTTGCGTCCTGGGTTCTGGTCCGGCGAGGGAGCCGGGGGGATAGCTCGACCTCGCCGGACCAGAGACAGCAGCCCCTAGAGGCCGCCAACCGAGTCGTCCGGAACTCGGTTGCATGTGGCGGGCAGTACCAGCACACCCGGCTCACCAGCCAGCGACATCCCCACCGACTCCATGACCTGCGCCACCCGATAAGTCAGGTCCGCGACAGTCAGCAGCGGGATGCCGAACAGGTTGCCGATCACGACGCCCACTTCCCCGACGCGGCCCGCTCGCGCATCTGCCGGATCCGCTCGGCATCCCGAGTACGAATCCATGTGCGCCAAACGTCGACCTCGTCGGCCAGGTGGGGCGCCCAGAACCTGCTCCAGATGGGGCCGTCCGGGTGGTCTTCAGAGCGCCCGCGGACGTTCCAGCGGGGGTGCTCGGTGGCGATCGCCTCGGACTCTTCCGCGAGCGCATCGGCGTGGGTTGGGAACTCCTGTGTCTCGATCCGGTCGCGGAACAGCCACCAGGGAGAGTTGAGTTCGTGGTTCTTCATCCGCGCCTCGAATGAGGTGGTGCAACCGATGTAGAGGAGCCGGTCGTTCGCGTCGAAGGCGCGGTAAACGAGGGCGGTCATGCTGACCTCCGTGCGCTGCGGGCGGTCTGGCCGGCGAGGTTGGTCGCGGGCTTCGTCGTCTTGGGCTTGACGGTCTGCATGGCGACGATCGCGGCGACCTGCTCGTCGGTGTAGCGGACGTCGAAGCGTCCGAGCCGGACGTGCGGCCACTTTTGGCGGCGGCGCAGTTCTGCGACCTTCTCGACGTCGAGCTTGAGGGTTTCGGCCGCGAGTTCGGCTTCGGTCATGAGGTTCATGCCGCGTCCTCGGTGACGATCTCGAAGAGGTCCTCGAACTTCTTGCCGCTGAGCGAGATCAGTGACGCGATGAACCGGGGGGACGGATCGACCTTGCCCTCGTCGATGCGGTATGCCGTGGCGTTGCTGACGCCGAGGCGGCGTGCTAGCTCGTTGCGGCTGATGTCCGCGCTTTTGAGGAGTTCATAGAGGGCGCCGGCCCTGATCCTGATACGCATGTGACTGAGATAATCATGCATGCATGACTAGCGTCAACAAGATTGGGGAAAATGACGGCAAACTATAGACATGCATGCATACCTACTGGGTACGGTGGCCCACATGTCCGAGAACCAGAATCGTCTATGGGCCGCCTACGTCGCCGCGGTAGCGGGCGACATGACAGCGACGGCGATCGCGGAGCAGATCGAGCAGCGGGTGGGTCTGGGGGTCTCCCAGCCGACGGTGAGTCGCTGGCTCCGGGGATCGTTCAGCGGTGAGCTGCGGCCGGCCAACGTTGCCGCGTTTGCGACGGCGTTCGAGCGTCCGGTGCTGGAGGCGTTCGTCGCAGGCAACCTGCTCAAGCTGGAGGAAGCGCGTCCTGGTCTGGACGACGAGTCTGTGGCATTCGTGGCGAGCTTGGGGTCTCGCCGGTCTCGGGTGACCACGCCAGCATCCCGAGCATCGCGCACGCGACATCCTCGGCCTCCTCGGGCGTGAGGTTCGTCCCGACCAGCAGCGCGTTGTGCTCGGGGCACCACATCGGATCTTCGTCGTCGAGCGTCTTTGTTCGATAGATCCCCACCCCGAGGGCCTTCAAGATGGTGAACTCCGCGTCGACCAAATCGTTGAACACTGGGCCTATCCCCCCTGCTCCGTACCGGTGAGCCCTCGCGAGACAGATCTTGCCTGACTAGTCCGACAGACGCAGGGGAAACGGTGGATATCCACCAACCCCTAGCGTGCGACCCGTGTCACGGCCGGGGGATCGCCACAGGTTCAAGATGCGGGGGTTCCGGCCGCCTCCCGATCTGTGGGAGGCGTTCGTGCGCAAGGTGGCCGATGAGGACCAGACCGTCACTGAGGTGTTGGTCCGTCTGATCCGGCGCTACCTGGACGAGGGGCCTCGTTGACATGTCAACACGGATCGGCCGATGGGCGGGGTGTGGGCGGTTCTGAAATCACCCCAACTGCGCTCAAAGTGGGATGAGTCGGGGGAGGGTTGCTGCGTTCGATTCCCGCCAGCTCCACATGTAGAATAGGCCCGTGACCTGCGGAAATGCAGGTCACGGGCCTTCTTCATGAAAGCGTGTCAACGGCCCGTCAACAAGCATGGGGAATGATGGGCACATGATGAACGCAGCCGAACCGGCGCCGAACACCCCTGACGACCGCACGTACACGGTCTCCGTGCGCTGCCCGACCGGAAGAGGGAACGAGCTCTTCGACCTGCTGCGCGAGAACGTGCGCGAGCACATCGACGGCGACCTCAGCATGACGGTCGGACCGGACGGCGACGTCATCGAACTGACGACCACCAACCCGCAGGCCATCACCTCTGTGGTCGGCCGGTTCCTCGGCGGCACCACGAGCGTCGAGATCCGGAGCCACTGATGGCGAGCGTCCGCGAACGAATCGCGGCTGACGGCACCAGTAGTTGGCAGGTGCTCTACAGGCACGGCAAGAAGCAGCCCTCGAAGACGTTCGAGACCGAAGCTGCAGCCATCCGCGTCAGAGACCTCATCAACGCACTCGGCGCCGACCGCGCCTTCGCGGCACTAGCCGAGGAGTTGAACCAGTCCGGCCCCACCCTCGCCGAGCTCGCACAGCAGTGGTTCGACTGGAAGGCGCGCGACCTCACCCCCCGCGCGCTCGAGGACTACCGCCGCGACTACGCCAACTGGATCGACCCCTACTTCGGACACCGCCAAGCCGCCGCGATCACCGAAGCCGACGTGCAGACATGGGTAGACCGCAACCTCGCCACCCGACTCGCACCCAAGACCGTCGCCGACCGACACGCGCTGCTGCACGGCATCTACGCCTGGGCGGCAGCACGCAAACGCGGCCACGTCCCGCACAACCCCTGCCTCGAAACCGAGCTACCCAAGCGCTCCCGGAAACCACCCAAGGGCCTGACGATGGGGGAGTGGCTGACCCTTCGCCGCGCCGCCTACTCGGTCGACCTCGACGCCGCCGACCTGATCCTGTTCATGGCGTCAACCGGCTGGCGAATCGGCGAGGCGACGGCGCTGATGGCGAACGCGATCGAAGACGGCCCGACGATGTACGCCACCATGACGCACGTTAACCGCAAGGGCGAGGGAGTGGTGCGGGGCGGGAAGACCGAGGCCGCCGAACGACGGATTCGGATGCTGCCCGAATGCGCCACCATGATCCGCCGCCGGCTCGCCAACCTGTCCTCGCCAACCGACTTCGTATTCACCAACTCGCACAGCCCGACCGGACTCTGGGAGCCGTCCACGTTCCGCAACCGGTGGTGGAAGAAGTCGGTTGAAGCGGCAGGGTTGGCCGACCGAGAGCCGACACCCCACTGGCTGCGCCACACGCACGTCATGCTCTGTCACGCCGCGGGGATGAGCCTGCCCGAGATTCAGCGGCGACTTGGTCACCAGGACATCAAGACCACGATCAACGTCTACGGCCGAATGATCGACGACATGCCCGATGATGTCGCAGCCCGCCTGGACGTGCTCTTGTCGGGGTCCGTGGCGGCGGATGCTATCGACGCCGAGGTGCTCGAGGTGCACGAACTGCACTAGCCCGGCGCGGGCCGTCTCAGGCGCCATCCTTGACACTAATCATGCATGCATGCATCCTGTCTAGGTATTGACGCCACGGGGGCCCGAAGTATCAGCAACCATCGGCTGCGTCTCCTAGGATGCGGAGCGATCGGCCGGAGCGCCGGCCCAAGGAGGAACCATGCGTAAGGCCATCATCGGTTCGGCAGTGCTCGCAGTCGCGCTGTCTGGCGGACTCACCGCGGCCTCGGCCGCCGACGTGACTCCGTGCACCATCCAGACCTACGACTACAGCAAGACGTTCGACGACCAGGACTGTCAGCCGCCCGTGAACTCGAACGCCGTGGATGCCGACTCGTGGGGGTCGTGGGTGGAGACGCAGTTCCAGTGGGCGTGGGATGCTGCTAACTACTGGAAGACGCAGGCTGACCTTCGGGAGCATCAGCTTGCGAAGCGGCACCACAAGATCCAGCATCAGCGCAAGGTGATTCGGCACCTCCGTGCCGAGATCCGCCGACTCCGAGCCGCTCAGAACTGATCCGGACGCATGAAACCGCCCCCGCCACCAAGAGGTGACGGGGGCGGTTTGCTGTTCGGGTGCGGGGTTAGTCGGCGATGCGTCGGCAGATGTGCGGCACTAGCCATGCGGTGAGTGCGGCCCAGCTCGCGATGAATGCGAGGCGGCCCGTGCGGTGGTCGGTGCGGAAGACGCGGCGGACCTGACAGGACAGTGTCGAATCGTTACGGCGGTGGTCGCACCACACGTCGAGCGCGATCAGGGCGGCGATGCAGGAGGCCCAGGTTTCCATCGGGCGGCGCATGGGGTTACTCGGCGGGCGGGACGTGGAACGCGGCGAGCGCGGACGCGGCCGACACCTCAGCACCCCACAGCGCGAGCTCAAGGTCCCCGATGAGGCCCTTGGCGCGCAGGTACACGACGACGGGTGCGCCGAGGAGCGTGAGGATGTAGAGGGCCACGCGGACGGCGGGCGGGACGTTGATCTTCACGGGGTCCTCCTCAGATGAACCGGATGGTTCCGGCTGCGGCAATCACGGCGGTTTCGGGGGTGTCGGTGATGCGGACGAACACTTGTCGCTCACCGACTGCGGGCATGTTGGTGTTGTTGAGGAGCACTTGGCAGGAGCGGGTTGTGCCCGCGCTGCCAGTCCAGGCCGCAGTGAGCCAGGTAGTGCGGTCGTCGACAGAGATTTCGACAGGTTGGGTGCTGAGGGTGGCCGCGGAGGTGACGGTCACGGTGAGATATTCGACGCTGTCTCGGAACAGGGTGCGGGTGCTCATGTGGCCTCCAGTGCGGCGATGCGTGGGTTCGCGTTTGTGGTTGCGGTGCGGCCACTTTCGAGCGTTGCCATCCGGGCGGTGGTGGCGATAGTTGCCGTCCGACCGTCTGTGGCGATGCTGGCCGTTCTCGCCGGTCCGAGGGTTGCGGTGATGGTGATGTCTTGAAATGTGCCGGTGATGGCGGTGGCCGCGAGCGCGGCGTCGGCGAGGGTGGTTGTGAGGACGCCCGCGAGGGTGAGGGTTCCAGTTGCCGCAATGCTGGCATCGTCCAGGGTGGCGGCCGCCGTGCCAGCGATCGTCTCGGTGCCGGTGGCCGACATGGCGGCGTTGTCGAGGGTGACGGTGATGACGCCGGTCATCGTTTGTGTGCCGGAGCTGGCGAGGGTTGCGTCGTCGAGTGTCGTATTGAACGTGCCGCCGATGGTCTCGCTGCCAGCGGCCGAGATGGTGACGTCGTCGAGGCTGGCGGCAAGGGTGCCGTCGACAGGCTGTGTGCCCACGGTTCCGGTCGCGGAGAGCGTCGCCCCGTCGAGAGTTGTGGTGAACGTGCCACCGACAGGGTTGGCGACCGTGCCCGAGATTGCCGGGGCGTCATCGACAAGCGTCATTGCGGCCGTGCCGACGAAGTCCTCCGCCCCGCTCGCGGCTAGCGTGGTGTCGTCGAGCGTTGTGGCGAGAGTGCCGGTGGTCGAGGCGCTGCCGACGGTGCCTGATGCGGCGAGGGTTGCGTCGTCGAGGGTGGTGGCCAGCGTGCCGGTCGTTAGCCCGGCCGCGTAGTGCGCTGCGATCCGGGTCGACGACAGGGCTGTCGTGTAGACCGCGACCTCGTCGATGATCCCGTCGTAGAAGCCCGCCGAGGACCGTGCGCCGATCTCGAGGTCGCGGGCAACGGTGCCGAGGTCGCCCGTCGTGGCGGCTGGCGTCCCGTCGAGTACGCCGTTGATGTAGATGCGGATGTCGGTGCCGTTGTAGACCGCCGCCACGTGGCGTAGGTCGCCCGCGTTGATCGATGCCGCGGAGGAGGCCGTCACTGTCCCGTTCGGAACCTTGATGAACTCGACCTTGTGGTTGTTCAGGCGGAACTGGAATGACCGGTTCGTCGAACCGTCGCGGCTGATGATGTACGCCTGCGACGACGGCACGGTCGTCGGCTTGATCCACGCCTCAACAGTGATCGCCGTCAGCCCGTCGAGACTGTTGTCGTCGGTGACCGTCGCCCGCTGGCTCGAGGCGCTCGCCATCGTCACCGCAGTGTTCGCGTCACTGACGAGGCCGGTCGTTCCCAGGGTCGGGGAGTTGACGTAGGCGCCGTTACGACCGCCGCCCGACGAGTCGGTCATCGTCGTGCCGGACGCGTCGCCCATCCGGTAGTAGAGCAGCGGCGAGTCGGCCAGGATCTCGGATGAGTACGACATGGGTCATCACCCTTCGGGTCAGGCGTTGCCCTCGGTGATGGTCGCGCTGGTCACCGACACCGCCGCGCCGGACACGATCGAGGTCGTGTTGAGGTTGATGTCCGCGCCCGACGTGCCGACAGAGCAGTCCAGTACGAACGTGGTGCCGTCCGACTTCACGATCCGCGCCCACGTCGCCGTACCCGTCGCATCTGCCGCCGAGTCCGCCGTGATCGAGTTCAACGTCAACACACCACCCGAAGCGGCCGGCGCGAACGTCGCGTTACAGGTCAGCTCGGCCAGCAGTGTCGTCGCCGTGCCACCCGTCGCGGGACGAGTGCCGTTGTAGATCCGCAACTTCGCGGAACCACCCGCAGCGGTCGTGATCGCGTCGAGGCGGGCATTGCGGAGGGTGGTCGACATTCCAACGGTCATGGTGGGCGCTCCTTGCGGCTTACTTGCTCTTGAGGTGGGCGACGTGGCGTGCTGGGCGAGATGAGCGACCCGTCATCAGAGCAGCCCCTTCAGTGCGGCGAGCGCGGTTGTGATGCGGCTGGCTCGGATGGGTCCGGCGTTGTCTCGTACGGCGCGCAGCAGCACGCGGACGGCCTTTAGGCGGGTCGCGTCGTGCTTCTTGCGAGCGGCGTCGAGGTCTGCGAGTAGCGCCATGTCGGGGTTCTCCTGTTCCTTGGCCCACTGAATGCCTTCGCGCCAGGTGCGGCCCGAGAGTGGGCGGGGACCGTCGTCGCGTGCGCCGCGGCCGAGGTGGCCCAGGCCGTTGTAGCCAGCGCGCACGGCGTCGATCTGGTATCGGGCGGGGGTGTTGTGCGGGCAGCCGGTGAGCACGCGGTGGACGTGTTCGCCCCCACCGTCGCCGTCCCAGTTGTATGGGCGGTGCCATGTGGCGTCGGCGCCCATCTGGCGGGATAGCCAGATCAGCTTGTCGTTGACAAACGAGGTGTCGTCGGCGCCGCCGTCGGTGTGGGTGCCGCCCGATCGGACGGCGCCTCCGATGATCTGGAAGATGTGCAGCGGGCCGGTCAGCCATCCGCGGCGCTGGGCCTCGTGCTCAAATGCGGGGATCCATTCGACCTGACAGGGGCAGGCGGGGAGGCCGCGGAACGTGACGGCGTACGACGGAAGCGTCATCTCAGATCTCCCATGCCTGGATCCCGGCGCGGCGTGCGGCGGGCAAAGCGGCGGCGTTCTCAGGTAGCGCACGCACCGAGACGGTGCAGCCGACGTCCTCGGCGACCTGTGCGATGTGCAGCCACGGCCAGTCGAGCCGGAACCGCGGATCAGACTTCGGCTCGAGCAGCGCGACGATCCCGAGCCGCGCGCACTTCCGGAGCAGCGCTTCGACGCGGCGGATGCTGTAGCCGTCCGGCGTGCGCAGGCGGCGGACCTGCCACCAGTCCATCGACGCGACGGTGCGGTACCGGCCGAGCCGGTGCTCGCGGTCGTAGAACTTGTCCTTGCGCATTGGACGCGACCAGTGGGTGACGACGATGATTCCGTCGGCGGTCATCTGCAGGTCGAGGTCGATGGCGTGGTAGCCGTGCCGGTGGGCGTAGATCGCACCGCGGAGACTGTTCTCTTCGTGCTTCCACCGCGGCCAGGAGAGGTGGAACACGCGGCCGATGAGGCGGCGGGGGAGTGTGCGCAGGGCCATCACGCCTCCAGTGGGATCCGGGTGCCACAACGTGGGCAGTTGGGACGGGGTGGGCCGTCGAGTGGTTGGCCGCAGGAACAGTCCTGCGGCGGCATTGGCGGTCAGTCCCGCTCGGCGTCGCTGATGGCGTTGTCCGCGACCGCACGCCACATGTGGGCGGACTCCGCTTGCGACACCAGCCGCTCGACGCGGGCGTCCTCGAGAGCCTTGAGCCGCGCACCGTGGTCGGTCAGCGTGTGCTGGGTCTCGGTGAGTAGCCCAACCATGTGGCGGAACTCGACGACCGCCTCCTCGACGGTGGCGACGCGATGCACTAGGCCCGGCTGTGAGGGCTCCATGACCTGGCCACTCCGATCGGTCACGGCCTCTTTCCCGATGATCGCGTCGAGGGCTGCGGACGCGCGCTTCACGCCGGGTCGGAACCGACGCCATGCGCCATAGGCGGCGCCGATCAGACCGACCACAACGCCTGCTATCGCGACAGCTTCACTCATCACGCGACCTGCCGAACGAGCATGTGCGAACCAGACTTCAGGGTCGACGCGCTCGCGCTCGACGCCTGCTGCGCCCACTGCAACCTCAAAGTGCCGGTAGCCGTGGCCGTCAGAACGCCATGAATGTTGATCGTCGTCTTCGACGTGGACAGACCGTAGGCGTTGAAGTTCGCGCCGCTGAGGTAGGCGTCGTTGGCTCCGAATTGGCCGATGACCGCATTGCCCGATGCGAGGCTCGGGTCCGGCCCGACTCCACTCAACCACATCGTGCCAGTCGGAAAAGTGAAACCGGTCATCAGGTCACCAGCTGCGTTCGCAGCGGAGACCCCGATGAGGCACACGTCGAATACGTAAGTGCCCGTCGCGGCGATCGTGTAGAGCAGGTGCGTGTCGTTGACGAGTGTCGTGCTCGACGTCACAGACTGGTCGGCGGTCTTCGTGACGTAGCCGTTGAGGGCATTCAACTGCGCTGCGGTGAGCGTGTTGCCGGCGGTGAACAGAGCCATTAGGTCAGGCCCTTTCAGACGTAGAGACGGTCGGAGTCGAGAACGCCACGAGTCGAACTGTCGAGAATGAATGCCTCGTAGAGCGACTGGGAGACGACGTTGCAGCGCAACAACCAGGAGTCGCCGCCCTGCTCCTCAGTGAAGCCCTGGACGACCACATCGATGGTCGCACCACCAGTGTTCTGAGAGGGCATCGACGTGACGCGCAGCCAACAGTTCGGCTCAATCGCGGAGAGGACCGACTGTGCCTGCGAGGCTGTCATCTTGAAGAGATTGATCGTCAACGTGCCGTAGCGGGTGGTGGGCTCGGCGAAGTTCGTGACGATCCAGTTGAGCCGGTCGAGGACTTCCTGATCGGTCTGCACCAGGTACTCGACGGTTCCCGGGGCGTAGCGACCGTGGTTGTTGGTGACCTCGGACGTCACGTCCCACACGAGTTGTGTGACGCCAGTGGCGGTTGAGGAGCCGTCGAGGTAGTTGATGATCTGCTGGTCATCGGTCACCGGCTGCACGTCGGCAGTGAGGTACTGCTTGTCCAGAGTCAGGTCCGGCGACGTCTTGGACGCGGCCCGGTTCCGATTGTGGAAGGTCAGATCCCCGGAGCCGTCGAAGAAGGACAAGCCCATCTCGGCGTCGGTGACCTGTTGAAGCGCCTCCCAGACGCTCTTACCGGTGATGTCAGTGAACGCAACGTTCGTAAGGGACGCGTCCAGCGTGCCGACCGGCAGGTTCGCGTAGCCGGCCAGCCTCGTGATGCGAGCGGTTCCAGCCTCACCGACGAAGCCGGTCCGAACGGCGTCGGAGTGCGCGGAAACCCGCGACACGGAAGGGGCGGCGGAGAACAACACGAAGTGCGCCAGCACTCCACCAAATCCGCCCGTGCCACTCGAGCCGGTGGACCCGAGGTCGTAGCGACCGGCCGGAAATGCAGAGTCGGCGCGGGTCCCAATCGAGACGCCATCGATGTAGAGCGTCCAGGTCCCCGCCGAGAATGTCATTTCCAGCCAGTGCGTAGCGCCATCAGCGTAGGAGCTCGCCGACACGATGCTCGACGTGCCGACCGCGATCTTGCCGTCCGGCTGCATCATGAGCGTGTGCGCGTTTACGGCACCGCCAAGCGGCAGCGGCGCCTCGAGGATGAACTCGCTTGTTGCGGGGAGCGAGTCTCGCGAGAACGCTAACCCGAAGCCGCTGACTGTCGCGCCGATGGTGGCCGTGAGGTATTGGCCACCAGCGAATTGAACAGCCGTAAGGCCATCGGTGCTCGGACCTATTGCGGTTCCGAACGTGAGCGCTGCCCCCGCGCCGGTAACCGAGAGCGGCGTGGCTTGACTCCCCGACGAATCGGCAGCCGATGACACACCACCGGGCTCGCCCAGCGTGTAGTACGCCAAGGGCGAGTCCTGAAGGATCTCCTGCTCGACGATCGACCGGAGCGGCTGCCGCTCGGCGCGAGGCTGCGCGTCCGTCACTGTGATCGTCACAGTCGACCACGTCGGCACCGTCGCGGGCCACGCCACCGGCCACTGCTTCACATAGCCGGTGAACCGGTTCAACGTGACGCCGTTGATGGTCTCCTTAACCCGGATCCTCTGGTCCACCTTGATCGGCGACGGACTGCCCAGAATCGTGCTACCCGGCGTAAACCGGCCGTCCGCATTGTTGAGCGTGATCGACAGCTCACCCGCCGTCACACCGCCCTGCCAGTCCTCCCGCCCCCGTTTGATCGTCATCCCGTTGAGCAGCAGCACCTTGTCGGTGATGTCCTTGGAGAACGAGCCGTCGCCATTGACGTCGAGGTAGAACCGGGTGTCTGGCAGCGTCATCAGATGCCCGCCGAAGCGACGCCCTTGCGCTTATTGCGCTTCTTGATGGCCTTCACGACTTGCTCGCCCTCAATCTCAACGACCAGGTACTTGCCGTCCTGAAGTTCCTCGAGCCGCTTCACGAGCCTGTTCAGCAGCGCCTCCTCGCGCTGCGCTGCGGCAAGGTCGGCGTCAATGCTGCCGCCACGAGACTTGTTGCCCGCGAACATGCCGGCCGCCTGCAGCGACGCGGTGGTCTGCGCGTCGAGGTTGTTCAACTGGCTGATCTGGTCGTTAGAACCCAACGCGATCGCATGCAGTTGCGCCGCGCCCGACGTGCCCTGCGACCGCAACTGGTCAATTAGCGCCTTCGACAGGCCCCGGCCCGCAACATTCTGGATGTCCGCAAGCAACTGCGCCGCCTGCTGCGCCTGCTTCTTCTCGAAGTCGACCAACGCACCCGCGCCGCCGCCCTCAGACAGGTCCGCGCCGAACAGGTTCTCAGCCTGGAACGTGTCGAGGAACGACTGCCGCAGATCCTTCAGGCTCGCAACCTCATCGGTGGTCTTCGACAGCGCGTCACCGAACTTCGACAACGCATGCTGCACCGTCATCGTCTGACGCGCCGCAGCCCGCATGTTGTCGCCGAGAGCGCGCTCACTGCTGCCAGCAGTGCGACCACTCTTGCCCGTCGTCTGACCGAGCAGGTCTCCGATGCCGCCCGCCTTGCCGGACTTGCGCCGCCGCACGGTCACGTCGACCGTGCGCGGCCGGGTCACGTCAGCCAGGTACTTGGAGAACGAACCCAACTCGGCGCGCGCCTGCCCAGTCTTCGCGGACACGTTGACAACCGGCGCGAGCTTGCCGAGCGCGATCGCCCGATCCTGCACCCGCTTCACCGCCGCGTCAGTGGGCTCTGCGCCGTTCTGACGCAACAGGATCTTGATGTCCTTCGGCGTCAACTTGATCTGACGCGCCAACTCCACAACACCAGCGATGCCCGGCTTCAGGCCGTTCGTGCGGACATAGGTCTCAACCTTGTCCGGCAACTCCTTGAGCGCCTTCGTGAACGTCCGAGTCGCGGCAATATCCTCGCGCTTCTTCGCGACCGCCTTGTCGACCGCGCCGAGCTCCTTCAGCGTCGTCGAGATCGCGTCCGACCGCGCCTTATGCGACTTGGCGTAGTCGATCGTCTCCTTCGCCGACCACCCGTGCTTCTCGGCCAGCGCCTTGTAGCCAGCCGCGATCGCCTTCTGCTCAGCCTGCAGGTCAGTGATCATCCGCTGCCGAAGCGGCCCCTGGTGCTTGATCGCCTGCACGATCTGCCGGTTCGTGAACCCGTAGTCGTCGAGCGTCGAGTTCAGGTGCTTCGACCGAATCGTCTCCTGAATCGCAGCCGTCGTCGCCTTCGTCTGCGCGGCCGTCACATCGTCGAGCGTTTCGGCGTAGTGCTTCCACAACTCGCTCGAGTCCGCCGCAGACTCACCCGCCCTGCGCGTGTTCGTCGACAGCCCAAGCATCAGCCCAGCGAGGCCACCCACCGCGGCGCCGATCGGGCCACCGACCGCGAAACCCGTGGCCGCGCCACCCAAAGTCTGCATCAGCGTCGCGGTCGACTTGTTCGACGCACTCGTGCTCTGCGCCAACATCAGCATGCCGCCAGCGCCCGCGAGGTTCCGAATCCCCGCGCCGACCGCCTGCGATGCTGTCGTGACGCGCTGCATCCGCGTCTCCGCATAGGTCATCTCGGCCCGGAACTGCTGGATACGCGCGATCGGCGAGGCCAGCGAGCCACCGAAACCGGACGTCGCCGACTGCAGCTTCCGGATAGCGGCATACGCGATCAGACCCTCGACGGCGAACTTCTTCACCGGACCAGGGATCTCTTCGAGAACCCGCAGCGCAGTCTTCCCAACGGCAGCCGCATCGTGGAGAACGTCCACGAAATCCCCACCCGCACCAGTGCCGTCCTGCATCCCCGCGACGAAGTCCGAGGTTGCACTGACGATCTTGGTGGTGACCGGCAGCAGGCCAGAACCAACCGACGCCTTCAAGTCGTCGGTGCGCGCCTTCAGGATCTTCTGCTGGTTCGCCAGCCCGCCGCTCGTGCGCGCGAAGTCGCCGGCCGCACGAGCGCCGTCCTTCTGGATAATCGCCAGCGTCGCCGCAGCCTTGTCAGCCGCAGTCAGGTCCTTCGCCGACGTCTTGTGAGTCCGGTTGAGCGCCTCCTGCTCAACACGGGCGGCCGAGATGTTCGGGATGACCTTCTGCAGCGCGTCATACTCGCCACGGAAGCCGCCAGCGATGCGCTCGAGCACGTCATCTGTACCAAGGTTGTTGAAGGACCCCAGGTCGGCGGCGAGCTTGACGACCTTGCCCGACATCTTCAGGGTCTCGCGGCCACCCAGCCCAATCTGGCTGAACATGTCGCCGAAGGACGAGCGCGCCTCGATCGCCGCCTGCTTCGACAGGCCGATTCTCGACGCAGTCGTCTCCCCCCAGCGCTCAACCTGCTGGGCATGCTTGCCGAAGATCACGCGCGACTTGGACAGCGTCTCATTCAGGTCCGACGCACCATTGATCGAACTGGTGAAGAACGACACGGCGCCAGCCGTAGCGCCCGCAAACCCGAGCGCCCCCAGGACGCCGGCACCGGTCCGGCTCAACCGCTTCAGGTTGCTCTCGGTCGACGACGACGACTTCGAGATCCGCGAGAACGTCGAAGACGCCTTGTCGCGCGCGATGACGTCGAAGAAGATGCTCTGCGTCATCGCACGCTCACCCCGTCCCCGCTCGTTGCATCATGAAGTTCCGTGCCGCATCGCCCGTCAGAGCATCGGCAGGTGTCGCGCCACCGCCCGGTCCGCGGGCCGCGACGATGAACGCCTCACGCTCAACGCGCGTCAGCGTCAGATACTCGGCCTTCGTGCGGCCGGTCAGGAGACAGAACTCAGCGAGTTCTCGGGCAGTGGCTCGGGCTGCGGCTCGTCTTTTCCCGACTCCGCGAGCACCTCAGACTCATCGGCATCCGAGCCCTCGGCCTCGCGCTTGAAGAACGCCACGACGTCCTTGATGCGCATGTCCAACACAGCGTTGCGGGCGTCGTCCTCATTCACGCCCTCGCGCCGCTTCAGGACGAAGATCAACGCCCGGTAGTACGGGCCCACATCGCTGCGCTCCAGGAAGTTCGACACCAACTCGCCGATGGACTTGCCGAACTGGTCAGCAACCCACGACTCCTCATGACCCGTCATCGAGTCGAGAACTTCACCAGCGGTCTGGGACATCAGATGCTCCTATAGATGTTGGCACGAGCCCGAGTAATCGCGGACAGAACTGCACGCTGCAATGCGGGACGGGACTGCTGAAACGGCTTGTCGAGGAAGCCGGGCGCAGGCGGGCCAGCGATCTGTGTCACCCACGTGTCGCGCCGACCGAAAACGGGGTGCCGGAACGAGCCGCGAAGGTTCATGCGACGGATCGACCGCTTGCTGCGCGCCTTGATCCGCACACTCGGATTCGCACCGAGTGACACCGAAGACGTGAACCGCGTCGAACGCTGCACATCCGCCGCCAACCCGCCCGACTGGGGGAGTGCCGGCGCGATCGCCTTCCGCATGTCGGCACGCGTCTGCTTCGTTTCCCGAGTCAGACCCGACCGCAGTTCGCGCTTCAGGCCCTTGCCTTGCTCGCCCGCCTCGCGCATAGCACGCGACAGGCGAGCAAGGCTCTCCAAGCCAACGACTTCGATGTCGCCAGCCATCAGGAAGTCGGGTAGGTGAGACCCGTCTGGCTCGAGTTCACGAACTCGGCCGTGATCTCCGACGCCTCGCCGATGCTGCCGTCGAGCATGTTGTAGTTCATCAGCAGACCGGTCATCAGCGCCGCCGGGTTGGTCGACGACCGCGCGGACGAGGTTGCCCGCACCTCGATCGTGACACCAGTCGTCGAGCCGATCAGCGGCTGCAGAGTCGCGTGCACCTTCGACGCGGCGAAGTCTTGGAAGAACTTCACCGTGATCTTGGCGTCACCAAGACCCTTCGTGACCGCCTTGCTGGTCGCGCCGAACGCAGTGATGTCGACCGCGTCACGGGTGTCCTCGACGGTGACCTGGTTAGCGTGGTCGGACAGGACGACCCCGTTGACCGCGACGTACGCGTCGGTGAGCGTAAAAATAGCCATCGGGGCTATCCCTTCTTCGTGGTGGAGGTAGCGGACTCAGCCCGCTCGATGTGACCGCCCTCGACGAGCGCGGCTTCGTTCTCGACCTGCAACGCAAGCTCCACAGTGGAGCCCTGCTTGCCGGCCGCGAAGTTGTTGGACAGCACCCTGTAGGCGCGCGGCACAATCTCAAGGTGTGCGCCCGCGAGCTGGTCGGCTTCCTCTGCCGCAGACAAGTCGGCCTCGAAAGGCTTCTCGCCATGCAGCGCCTTCGCCCGCGCCGAAACAGGCAGATACAGGTTGCTCATCAGACGCTCGCCAGCGAGTACATCTTGTAGGTCACCGTCGACGTCACCGAGTGCGTGATCGTCACCAAACCGGTCGACGGGTCCACCTGCGACGGCTTGATGTGGATGATCTTCGACGTGCCGTTCGTGACCGAGACCGTGTACTGGTCCGACGTCAACGAGTTGCCGGCGGCGGTGTCGCTGAAGTCCTTGATCGTCACAGTGTCCGGAGACGCGTTGCCGTTGATGATCTCCAGAAACACGCCACGCGACCCAAGCGTCGCCTGGTCGATCGTGTCCGAGGCCGCCACCGCGGCGCCCGCATTCGCGACACCCGTGACGAGGGGTGTAAAGGCTGTGAGTGCAGCCACGGTTCCTCCTAGGTTGGATGGGTTGAGAGGCTCAGGCGGTGCCTGAAGTGAGAACTTCGACAGTGAGGCGCGCGCCGACGTTGTCGATGTCGCCGACATCGAACGGTGCGCCGTAGTCAGACATGCCGGTCACGGTCGCCTCGGTACCGTCGGTCAGGCCGAGGGTGCGGGTGTTCCAGACGGCCTGCCGGATCGACGACGACCCGAAGCCGTTCACGAACGGATCAAGCGCGGCCTGTGCGAGCTGGTCGTCGCTGCGCGACACGAGCACGATCACGTCGAACGTGTAGCCGTCCAAACCACGGCCCATCGCACGGCCGAACTCCGACGACCGCGGGACAACCACGAACGCCGGCAGATTCGTCACCTCCGGCACCGTGGCGTAACCCTGGATCCCAGACACGGCCGCGGAGATGGTCGACTCGAGTGCTGTGCGGATCTGCGTCAGGGAAGCCATCAGGCGACCGGCAGGACGTAGTCGGCGAGCAGCGCAGTCACGTCGGGGTCGTTTCGGCTGATGCGCACCGCACCGAACTCCCCGAAGCCAGCCACACCGAACGGGGCGTCCTTGCGCTTGAACAGCGACGCCGCCTTCAGGATGCAGGCTTCCTCAACATCCGGCGGGATCGCCGACCAGCCGAACCGTGCCGTGACCTGCAGCGTCGGCCGCAGACAGTGCGGGTACAGGAACCGGGTGCCGAGGGTGCGGATCTCCCAGAACGCATACGCACCGAACGTGGCGCTCGCGAACTGGTCCGCATTGCGCGGCTCGAGGATGAAGTCCGTTCCACTCGTGAGCGTCGTCGGGAACGTGGTGCCATCAGTGCCGACCTTCACGACAAGCCCAGTACGGGTTCCGATGTCGTCCACATAGGCGCTGTACCGGTTGTCCACCATGTACGTGCGAGTCGCAACCGACGAGTCAAGCCAGAACCGCCTACGGCAGTGCTTTTCGATCGCCCGCGACGACGCATTGATGGCCCGCTCCAGCAGCGCCACGGACAGGGAGCTGGCGCCGTCGCCGAGGTGTTCCCGCAGTTGCGCCGTGGTGCAGTAGCCATTCTCGACGGCCATACGAGCCTCCTCTTAGGTCGCCGGGGTGGCGTGCAGTGCGCGGCACCGGTCGAACTCGTCCTCGTCGAGGAACACGCCGTGCTTGTCGTGGGTGGTCCGCACGCCCGTGTCCACATGAACCGGGATGTCGGCGGCAGCGAGGCGGATGCAGAACGACAGATCCTCCGAAAACGTGGTCGTGCCGTTCGGGTGCGTAATCTGGTCATACCAGCGGTCGCCGCCGCGAGCCCGCACCTTCTCGAGGGCGCTGCGGTGGATGATCATGCACGCCGCGCCAGTGCCACCAACCGGGAACACCGTGTCGCGCGGATAGTCCAGAATCGACCGGAACCCGACCTCGGTGTCGGTGTCGACGTACTCGAAACAGGTGGGGACCACGACGTACTTCTGGCCGTAGAACTCGCCAGGGGTGTCGCGGCGCAGTGAGAAGCACAGGCCGCCGACTACGGGCCGGTCAACGGGGTCCGCGGAAGCGATCAACCGGTCGACCGTGTCTGCGGCGAAGCCCATGTCGGAATCGACCATGAACAGCCACTCGCACTCGGTGTCGTCGAGGAACATCTTCGCGATGGCGTTGCGGCCGGCGACAATCCCGCCCGCTTGGGCGTTATCGCGGAGCTGCTTGCCGTGCGGGACCATCCGCTTCGACCCGAACGCATCCCCGAGGTACAGGTCGATCAACGACTGGCCGAAACAGTGCGACCAGTGGCCGGGGTCGAGGAACCCGACCGCAACCGTTCCCGCCTTCATGACCGCACCAGCGCGAACGAAACCGAGAGCGGTTCCTGCAGGTCTTGGCTCGCCGGCCTCGCGGGCTTGATCGCCTCAAGGGTGGCACGCATGAACTTCACGACATTCCGCTCACGCTGCACCATCTCGAGAATGAGTCCCGGCTGCCCTGCGTGCTGGCCGACCCGATCGGCGTCCACAGCGAGCGTCAGATCGGCGACACGCCAATCCGCCTCATAGCCGTAGTCCGCGCGAAAGTAGAACGGCTGAGAGAAGTAGCCCCACGAGTTCATGAAATATGGCCGAACGTGTGTCGGGTCTTCCCACGCATCATCCGAACTGCCGTAGGGCGTCTCGAACGTCACGGTTCCACCCGGCTTCGTGACCCGCCAGAGGGCTGTCATGAACTCCAGCGGCCGAGCCAGATGCTCGATGACATGCACACCCAGCGACTCATCAACACTGTCCGCAGCGAAGCGCGTAGCCAGGTCGGGGCCATCCAAATCAACGACGGTGTCAGTGACTCCCTCGACCTTCGCGTGGTCGACGTTCACCCACCCATCCATGCGGGTGCGTCCACACCCGAGGTGCAGCTTCACCGCGCGCGCGACCGGGTGCGCTTCTGACCAGGCTCGGCGGTCGCCTTCTCGATCGCGACAGCCTCGACGATCTCGGGGCTCGTGTCGCGTGCGACGAACGCCCACGGGTACGCCCGGACAAGGATGTCGGCGGGGTCGTAGTCGATCGCGGGGTTGAGGGTGATGAACTGGCCGGTCTCCGGGTGACGGACAGCAACCGGCTCGGTGGGGTGTGGCATGGTGTTTCCTTTCCCGTTGGATGGCGCAGCCCCCGAGAACGGGAGACTCGGGGGCTGCGCCAGATTGAGGCGACCGTCAGGCGGTCGTCTTGTCCACGAGCAGGCGGAAGGCGTCGACGTTGGTCACGTCGGCACCGTTCCTCCACGTGGCGTACCAAGCCCGACGACCGTCGGGCAGGTTGGTGGCGGTGTTGAACAGGTGGGGGATGTACTCCACGCTCATGCCGCCGGGGCGGTCGACGATCACGTACTGGCTGAAGTCACCGAACAGAACCTCGGCGTCCAGCGCGGTCGTGGTCTGCGTGGTCGGAGCGTCGTCCGACTCGACCACGTCGCGGCCGAGGATCCGGCCGGCAGTGGGCTCACGCAGGTCGCCGGAGTAGGACGCCGACACGGCAGTGCCGAGCGCCTTGATGGCGACGGCGTACACCGGGTTGGTGACCCACTTCGAGGAGTCCCCGCGGTACCGCTTCGGGGTGCCCGTGTAGACCGAGTTCAGGTCCACCAGACCGATCGTCGCGGCCGTGGTCGAAACCACGCGGGACGCGGTGACGGCGGCCACGGCGGTGAACACGCCCTTCGGCTGACCCGAACCGGAACCGGTCGCGTGGGCGGCACCCTCGAGCCGGTCCTTGGCGTCGGCGAACATCATCATGACGTCGGTACCGAGGTCGGAGATGTCCTCCACCGCGGAGATCGACGCCTGCACGAGCGCCTGCGCGCGCGTGGTCGAGATCGACGGGTTGCCGAACGTCGGGGAGTCGTCGGAAACCTCCACGACCTCGCCGTCCCAGCTCGCCGTGACACCGGCCGAGGTGATGCCGTTCCACGCCGGCTGACCATCCGACAGGGTCACCACGCGGGCGATCTTGCGGATCTCGTTCGTCGACAGCGCCGAGGTCAGAATGATGGTCGGGTCCAGGTGCGTCGGCAGGAGGAACTTGCCGTTCGCGTTGGTCGACACACCCAGAACGGTGCGCTCCTCGTTGGTGAGGGTGAACTCGCGGCCCTGAATGACCTTCAGCCACGCCGAGGCGTACTCGTCGGTCGAACGCAGGATGATGCCACGCGCCCAGTCGCGGTCACGCGAGTGCGCCTTGAGGACGGAGCGGACGTGCGCCAGATTCTCCGGCGCCTCGACCTTGTCCTCGAGCGCCCGCATCGCGGCGTCGGCGATCTGCTTCGGCGTCGAGGAGCGGTCCTCGACAACCTCCATCGCGTCGCGCGTCACGTGGACGGCAGGCGCGGAGGGGGCGACAGTGCGCTCGGGCATCTTCGCGGCCTTCTCGATGGCCTCGTGGCGCTCGAGCAGCGCGATCTTGGAGGCGCGGGCGGCGACCTTCTCGTCGAAGGCGGTCTGCTCCTCGGGGGTGAACTCGCGGAGCTCGCCCTCTTCGGTCTGGTGCAGGGAACGGATCTCGGCGTCCAGCGCCTCGATCTCACCCCGCAGAGTGTCGATGTTCATTAGATGACTCCATCTGTCTTGAGTCGGAGGTCGCGGTCGCGCGCCTCCTTGGAGGGGATGTGACGGGAGTGCTCCTGCGGCTCCTCGTCGGAGGCGGCGGCTCGTCCCTCACCGGAAGCCCCCTCGGCTTCACTCGGCTCGGATGGAGTGCCAGCCAGGAACGCAGCCGCTTCGGCACGCACCTGGGGGTCTGAGAGAAGCGTGATCAACTCACGCGAACGCACCCCGACAGTGGTGTCGGAGTACGCGGGAAACACGACGGGGCCGACCTCGTAAAGGCGGACCTCCTTGAGCGTGCGCTTCAGGATCGTGTCGGGGTTCGACGAATCCGACGCCCACAGCAGCCGCTCAACGTCGTCAGGCTTCACGAGGTTGCCGGCCGCCGTGCGCCACTCATCCTTGACCACCGAGAACCGGAACGACATGCCAGGAATAGCCTTCGACTTGATCGCATCCCGCACCGGCTGCACAAGCCAGTTGTCATGCAACCGGGCCACCACATGCAGGCCGTTGTCGTCCTCACGCAGCGACTCGAACGAACCCAGCGGAATCGAACCCACCATCGGATGCCGACCATGATCGAACTGCAGCACCGGAGTCCGCTCCTGCAGCGACTTCTTGAACGCCCCGCGGGCGATCTCCTCGTCGAACGTGCCCTCCCACGAGTCGATACGCGTCGGCGAACCAAACACCGCGCCATATCCGTCCAGCGTCAGCCCGTCAGACTCGCTACCACCGTCGCGCAGCTCGAAGTCGACACTGCGGAACAGCATCTTGTCGTCGGTCATGAGGTCGCTCCTGTATTGGGGAAGGTCGCGCCGGCAGGCTGCAACTGCACGGAATAGAGGCCGGAGTGCTTCAGGAGGCTGCGGTCCTCTGCCTCCACTGCAGCGATCACCGACTCCGGCTCAAACCCGGCGTCGATGAGGGTCTTGATCGTGGTCGCCTGCGTCGACTGGATCGTGGCCGCATCCCCACGGTCCTCACGGAAGAACGGCACCTGCGAAATGTCGAACCACAGTTTCGACGGGCCCTTGTCCTGAGGCGCCGGAACGATCGTCTGCAACGCCGCCGCAGCACCCCGGTACAGGTCACTCATCGTGCCGTCAGCGAACGAACGACGGGCCGCCGCATAGTTGCCCTGGTTCAGCGACGAACCCGCCAGCGACTCCTTCAGGCCAACGAGCACCGGAGGAACCCCCGCCGCAGACGCGATACGAGTCTCATCGCGGCCCTGAGTCTCGGAGAAATCCATCTCCTTGAAGTCCTTGCCGACCACGGTCACATCAGCACCGGGCGCGAGATACAGCGTCTTCCCGGCACCACGAGTGCCCGCATACTCGGCTTCCATCTTCGCCTTGAACCGGTCGAACTGGTCCTGATTCATCACGTTCTCGGGGAACTTCACAACCATGTTCGGAGTCGCACCATTGGTGAAGAACTGCGCCTTATGGTCGGTCGCCGAGTTGTCCGAACGGATCTCACGCAGAATCGGCGAGATCCACGACATGCCCTTCGTGTACGACGCATCCGGATCCAACACCGGAGTCCAGTGGCACATCTGCGACGGCGTGTACGTGAACGTCGGCCCCTGCGCACCCTTGGGCCGGTAGACGTAGCCCATGATGTCGACGAACTCTTCCTCGAGCGGATTGCCCGACAACACCACCGACGTCTTCATCGGGTCGCGCCGATAGATCTGGTTGCCCTCGCGGACACCGAAGAACGCGCCCTTCGAGTCAGCGTCAATGATCATCCGCGACGCCAGGTCACCAGTCGTGCCGTTCACCCACGGCGTCGACAGAATGTCCAACGCCGGGCCGCCGAACAACTTCCCAACCTTGCCGTTGTTCAAGGACGCGAACCGGAACGTGATCTGTGAAAACACGCGCTGACGGATCGCCATGCAAGCGAACACGATGCCGTTCGTCTTATAGATCGACGCAAAGTCCTCGCCAGCCGGAAGCGGATCAGAACCAAGAAGCGCCGACGTCTGCACCGGGAAGTTCGCCCCAGCCATGTTGATCCACGTCTGCAGATCATCAAACCCGTTCCGCGTCACATCACCGTTGCGGAGCTGACGAAGACTCGCCATCAGGAACCTCCACAAGGTCATATGCGGCCCACACCAGGCCGACAGCAACAGGGATGAAGCCAAGGAACCAAAGCGGCGAGAAGAACCCGGCGGCCGAACCGGCCGCGACACCAGACGCGTAGGTCAACCAGACTCGCCTCACCCGAACGCCCCCCAGAACTCTCGTGTCGGCTTCGATGAAGCGTGTAGTGCGATCGCGACGGCCTCGAGCATGGAAATGTCACCCGACTTCCGGGCAAACGCGCGGCCCCGCTCGCCAACCTTCCGCCAACCGGCCGCATCGACCGCGGCGTTCAAGTCGTCGAAGTCGCCATGCGTCACGGTCCGCTGCTCAACAGCAACACGCAGATCCGAGCACGCCTGAATGAACTCGTTCAGACTGATCAAGGTCAGCCGCACACCCGCCGCCTCAAGCACCGGCACCGCGAACGCCGCCGGACCCTTCTCGTCAAGCACCACCGGAACGTCATAGGCGTCCTGCAACCGCTTCACCTCAGCCGCGAACTCCTCGAGCTCCACATCGGCACGCGACCGCAGCACCGACCCGAGATGGTGCTTGCCGTCATTCCCGCCCACCGCGCCAAGAGAGAGGAACACCTGGTCAAGATCGGCCGCGACACCGAGCGCCATCAGTTCACCCACCGGCTCGAGCGGCGTCTCACCGTCAGCCTGAAACCCGATGAAACACCGAGCCCACGCTCCCGCAGTGAACACACCCAGACCGCCGACGCGGTCCCAAATCCCAAGCCCCTCCCGCAGAAAAGACTCAGCCCCAAGCAGCCGCTTCATGCGAAGCATTGCCCGAGCCGGCGTCCGATGCGGAAACGACGGGTTCGCCTTCGCCCACTGCTCACGGTCGCCAGGATCGGCGTCCTCGTCAGCACTGAACTCGACGTACAGGTAGTCACCAGACTCGCCCGACAGCGCCTCGTGACGCATGTTCAAGAACACGTCCGACGGGTCAGTCGGCTTCGGTGGGGTGCCGATGAAGAACACCAATGGATTGGGGTGCGTGTTCGTCGCTGGGATCATGTCGTCCAGCGCCGCCTGCGTCAGGATCTGACCCTCGTCGAACACGATGATCGCGACCCGCTGGAACCCACGACCAAAACCACGCTCACGAGCACCAAACAGAATCCGCGAACCATTTCGAAACTTGATGACACCATTGCCACCAGGGTTCGTCGCCGACACGATGTGCGGCCGCAGCTTCGGCTGCTCCACCATCGTCTTCATCGACTGGAACGTTTCGTTCGCCGTCGGATACCGGTGCGCCGTCCACAGCACCAACGTCCCCGGCTCAGCCAGACACAACGCGAAGATGATCGCACCAATCAAATACGTCTTGCCGACCTGCCGCGGAATCGACAACACCACAGCCTCAGCCGCGTACAGACGATCCTTGCGCTTCCCAAGAATCGCCGTCCCCGCACCGTCCTGCCACGGATCAAACGTGATCCCCACCCGCGCACACGTCTCACGCACCGACGGCCAACCCGTCGAAACAATGCCCGTCGGCAAAACGACGTGACGAGCAGCCTCAGAGAGCCGCGGAGTCGAACTCGGCGTCGGGGACACTAACAGCCTCCCCAATGTCGTCCGCACCCTCCGCAGACTCCAGCGCCTTGATCTCCTTCACGATGTTCGCCAGGCGCAAAGAGAGGGAGGCCAGGTCCCGTTTAGGGCAATCCGGCTCAGCAATCGCATCCGCAATCCGGTCACGGAGCGCGATCAACAGGTCCAGCTCATTCCCGCCGCGGGCAGCCTCAGAGACGTTCATCGCGCCGACCTCCCCCGTGTGGAACGCAGGTCCGTGTGTGTAGTCGACTGGCGGGTCT